ATCACTGGCATTGGTAGTAATGCTGTTACCTTGGGTTGTAACTGTAGATGACAAAGAGCTCAAGGCTGAATTAAGAGCCGATACACCAGTCGAGCCATCGTTTACTGTATTCTCTAGTGCTGTTATATCAGTAGCGTTAGTAGTTATGTTATTACCTTGAGTTGTAACAGTAGAAGACAAAGAACTCAATGCTGAGTTAAGTGCCGATACACCAGTAGAACTATCGTTTACTGTAGTCTCTAACGCTGTTATGTCACTTGTGTTTGTGCTTGTAGCACTTTCTGTATTACTTACTCTAGTAGTTAAGGTAGACAAGGCTGATGCTGTAGCAGCTACACCGGTAGAGCTATCGTTTACAGTATTCTCTAAGTTTGTAATTGCAGTACCTTGGCTAGTATTAGTACTGTTAATAGTTACTATAGAACTCTGGGCACTTGCCATAGCACCTGTAAGTGTCGTACCTGTAAAGCTAGTAGATCCTACAGTTGCCACGAGAGTAGCATCTCTTGATTTTTCCCAGTCATTGTTAGATGAGTTACGTGCATACACCTGGTTGTTGTCATCTGTATCTACCCATATGTCATGGGCCTGTAGAGCAGATCCATCATCTCTTTGTGTAGGAGCAGAGGTAGATTTTATAACTCTAGTAGAAGCAGTAGCGGCCGTGCTAGCAGCAGTAGCAGCGTTACTAGCAGTAGTAGCAGCGTTACTAGCAGCAGTAGCAGCGTTACTAGCAGCAGTAGCAGCAGAGTCAGCAGTTGACTGAGCTGCAGCCGCAGCACTAGATGCGCTGTTGGCTGTTGACTGTGCATTATTAGCTGCTGTTTGTGCTGTAGCTGCATCCGATGCAGCAGAGTTAGCTGCTGTTTGTGCGGTGTCTACAGCTGTATCTAATGTACCTAACGCACTAGCAAGACTAGAAGTATTACCATCTACTATTACTTGCATGTCATTTTGTAAATTAGTAAAGCCAGGTAGGTTAGCTAGTTCTTCACTAAGCTGTTGCATGACTGCGCCTACATCAATTGCTGTAGTAGCAGACGTGCCTTCGGTATCGTTCCAGGGGCCAGCTACATCCGACGTAGTTACATACCTAACCCAATAATAATATTTTTGGTTATATCCGACCTCGTCCGTGTACACAAAAGCATTGCTAGTCGATATACGTACGGCACCGCCAAGAGCATTGTCTTGTGATCTCCATATCTCTGAGTAAGCATGATTGCCATAACTAGCCTTAGTCCAAGATAAAGTTATAGAAGTAAATGCAGCAGAAGCTTCTAATGTACTAGGAGCAGGCGGCGGGGTTGTAGAACCACCTGTACCTGGAGGTTGTGATATACCACCAGATACACCTACCTTTTTATTTTTTACTTGTACTATGCCGTTGTCTGATAACTCCCTAAGAGTAACAGCTCTATCTAGTGGGTCACCACGTTGGCCTAATCTTACTTCTAAGGCTTCTTTAATTGCATCAAGAGCAAGCTTTAGTTCTCTATCGGTTTTAGGTGGTATGTTCTTAAGAGCAGGTAGTTTAGTTTTAGCCATTACACACCCTTAAGCTCTATAATTGACTCTCCTAGGCATACTTCATTTACAACTTTTGCAGACTCTACTTCAAACGCAAAGGTTTTATGTACACTTGCTGGTAAACGTACTACTGGTTCAGGTATGGCTGTAGCACTAAAACTAGGAGTAGTTCCCGTTACACTATAACCACTACCACTTGTAGAAATAGTAGCATTATAGATAACACTATTATCTCCATATACTTTTAATGTTACTGGATAAGCTTCTGCATCCACTTTTGCAAACCCAAAACTTGTATGCCGTGCTACTGGAAACTCTTTACTCTTCCAATTGTACGTAAGGTTATTAGTGCTGCCTTGAAACTTTTTAATTTTATTACCTATTATTAAATACAACTGGTTGTCATCTGGGTCAGTAAAACCACCACGTATCAAAGCACTTGCATCTAAATCTACTAGAGCATTTGTACCTTGTCGGGGGTCGAATATAAAACCACCAAAACCAGAACCTGTATTGTAGAAACCTACATATCTACCTTGCCAATAAAAACCTGTAATAGTAGAAGGGTAATAATTAGCTTGCCATTGTTCTGGTGTTACTAAACCTTCTGTTAAGTTTTGTGCTGCTGCACCTGCTGCAACCATAAGGCCGTTAGGGCCGGCATAGTAAACAGACTCTCCCATATCTACCATAGACCTTTTACTTAGTCCGGCTTCTGCTGTTTCTATCTTTATAGCTACCATAGCAGATGGGTCAGTACCGGTTACTAGATACGGTGTACCTTCTGTAGTAACAATTAGCCCATTAGAAGTAGCTTCCATACCGACAATCTTTTCTTCTATACCTATTCTGTAGTTAGCTGGCCAAGCATGTGGCTGATATGCTTCACTAAAACATATTCTATTGCCAGTAAATCCAGCAAAAGTACCATTACCTAAAGCTAGTAAACCTTTCATAGGCCCATCTGGATATAAAGATGTATCATCATCTGGTGGTGCAATCCAATCACTAGAAGGTATTACCTCAGCCAGTTCACTGTTCTTAGAAGTGTCCGTGTATGTTGTAGCGGATAAAGCAAGCTCTGCCACGAATTGAAACTCTGTTGTATTAGAACCTGTATTGGATCTATAAATTCTTTTCTTTGATAAGTTTGTATTACTAACGCTTGTAGATGTTTCTAAACTAGATAGGTTTACAGACATATTATCATCTGTAGTTATAACTGTAGATGCTGGTGATGGAGGCCCTTCTTCCCCATATGCAGATACAAACGTATAAACAAAAGAAGTTTCATAGTCTAATTCTGCATCTGAGTTTTCACCAAAACTAGCACCATTTGATATAGAGCTACTAGTAACACCAGAAGTAGCAGCTGCAGATAAGATAACTGTAACTGTAGTATCACTAGGCACTGTTCTTATCCTAAATGTTCCGTTTATATCAGCAGCATCTATACCACCTATCGTACCTGTTACATTTGCAATTGTTATGTAGTCATCTACTGAAGCGCCATGAGCTGATGCAGTAGTAACAGTTATAGTAGAACTTTCATTAGTAGTTGTTATTGTTATATTGAGGGTGGTACCCCCACCTACTGCCACTGTGGGAGCTGCAGTTGGGGCAGGAATACCTAATCGATAACCAGCATTTGGAAATACACTACCACCTATAACATCAGAACTTCTACCCATTTTAGGAAAAGATTGACCCGACCAGTATATCGTGTCGTTAGTATCTCCTGGTATAGGACTACGCACGACATCTACATCTTCATCAAACTGTAGCCAACGTTCTGGGCTATCGGTGTATTTAAATATAGTTTGTCTGCTGGAATTAGAAAGAGTTAAAGTATCAGAATTATCTCTGATAGGCACTAAACGACCACTCTCAAGGTTTACATCCGTAGCTACTGTAGCTAGTTCATCCTTTAAGAGACGTGGTGAAGCTTTAGGAGCGAGCCCTCCAAAAGTATTAAGTTTAATATATGCCATTTGTTCATTATACAGTATTCAGAACTGACTTCTGCAGTTCTCGACTCCTTCTTCCTACTTGATTAAACCACCTGCTGTCTTCCATTTCAGCAGCCATCCTTTTCCAATCATGCTCTCTGCATGCTGCTAGCATGTTGCGGAACTTAGAAAGCCTAGTCCCTCCTAGATTAAAACACATATTTACCAACACGTGTTGAATATTTTCGGGCAGGTTATAAAAATCTTCTTCCTCACCAAACACGTGCAATGCTTCATCTACATGCTTAATAAAATCATCCTCATAATACATGTCTACTACTTCTTGAGTAACTGGTGTGCCTACTTCCCAGTTATATTCTGGGTCTTCTGGTTTACATAAGTGGCCTACGCCAAGTGTCTTGTAGCCTAGACTATCTTTGTATATTTCTAAGACCTCGCCCTCGTGTCTTTTAATCTCTTCTTTTAGTAGTTCTATATTCATGGGGTTATTATCCTGTCGTCTACTGCTTTGATGTCATCTTCTTTCATAAAGACTTGCAGTTCTGTGACAACGGTTTTCTGTGCTGCTTCTACCTTTTTAAGGTTAAAACTAGCATCCTGCCACTCGCTTTGTAGTCTAACTAGCATGTTAAACTGCTCAGCTACGCGGTCAGTCATTTTAGATATATCGTATTGTTTACCGTCAAAGTTGATTACTTGCGGTGCTTGCTTTTCGGCTTTTGCCATAATTACCTCCTATAAAAAGCTAGACCCAATGATTAAGACATACACGCCTATAATCATTGTGGTGAACTTAGTGTCCAAACGGTCAAACTTAGCGTCTCCTTTATCTAAGCGTTTTTCAATTGCAGTGTATCGAATGTTGCACTCTCTTTCGTGCGATTCGATCTTTGCTAATGTTTCTTTAACCGTGGCCATAAATAGATTATATACTAAACAAATTCAATTGTGTGTACACTATTTGCAACCCAACCATATGCGGTTGAATACGTACCAGCGAGTCCGTGCGAGGCTGTCCATATTCTAGTATTACCATCAACCTGACTATTCCAGCCTCCAAAGTTACCAAAGCCAGCTCCATCACTTATATTAAATGTAACTGTATAATTACTAGTACCAGCGCTAAGCAGTCTTCTTACTCTTATACTAGACCAGGCGTTTGCTGCTGGCGCACTAGCTTGATAACCAGAAGCTGAGACTATTACATACATTGTACCACCCAATGTGCCGTTCTCTGCTCCAATACCTATAAGGTTATATCCAAATGTACTAGGAGTACCGAAATTAGCTACGCCTCTAAGGTCTGCTGTGCCTGATTGTGCACCTAATCTAAAATGCCCTTGCGCTGAGCTGGTGTCATCAGACCTTGCAAAAGATGACCCCGTTGAAGTAAAAGAACCAACAAGAGTAAAACTAGATGCTCCTTTAGTAGATCCAGCAGTGTAAGTACTTGAAGCCCCTACAACGCCTCCTGTATCAGCTAAATCGTCAAATCTTAAAGTCTGACTGCCCGCTGTAGTTATAGCGTTATTAGAGCCATTTGCTTGAGGAGTCATTCTTCTGTAGTCATTAAAAGCTATATTAGAGTTAGATTTAGCAGATACACCTTGCTCAGGCGTACGATAAACACTAGCTAACTCCGCCAGATCTATATTTGTATCTTTAAACCATGTAGACATTAGTAATACTCCATTTTATATTTTTCAAAAGTACAACTATAAGTGCTTTTTACACCTTCCCAAGTTTGCCCTTCAGGTACAGCATATTCTTGAGTAACTTCTCCTAAGTTTACCATGCTGCCCCAATTTTTTACATTGGACTCTTCCATGTCTTTAAAATAGTTTATCCAAGATGTTAAGCTGTCATGTATAGGAGAACCTACATCTACGTAGGTATAAGCTACTGTAGCACCCAAATCTTTTTCTAGTTTACCTAAAACATTATGGTAATCATAAGCAAACAAAAAGTTTCTCGTGCCATTTGCATCTGGTCTCATCAGGAAGTTACACAAATGGTATTCTCCGTCATCGTTAATAAAACCCATAAATAAGCCTACGAGGTAGTTGTTGACATAAGTACCTATAACTACACCACCTGGTTGTGATAAGTTACCTAAACAAACGTTGTGCCAAAAACCTGTTTTATGGTCATCTGAAGCAGAAGCTATTTGTTCTGGAGTATAGTCTAGCCCAGGGTAAGCATAAGTACCCTTGTTTATATACCCGCTAGACTGTATATAAAAATCTTTTAAAACACCTTCGTAATAAAGAGTATATATATCATCTATTGTAAGTGATGCAGCTTTGTACATTCCTACAGTATATCGCCTTTATACCTTTGTGACCATATAGTAAGACTGTACTTAGTGCCTTCAGTAAGTTCGACACATTCGTGCGGGTGCGTAACTTGTCCTGGAAACAAAAGCAGTTTACCTACAGGTATATCAGCATTGCTTATACCTTGTCTAGGAAAGAATAACTCGCCGCCTTTGTAGTTTTTATTTAATTTTACTGAACCAGTTACATGCGATGAGTCATGGTGTAACGCTAGTTTTGTTTGTGAATCAGTAGAATACTTCAACATAAACGCATCTCTTACACCCTCTACAACCATAGGATTCCAATAAGGTTCTATTATAGGTTTGACATGCTTTTGCCAATGTTCTTCTAGTTCTTGGTATATATTAAGTTCTTTTAGTCTTATCTCTTGTGCAGGATAAGTGTCGTTAGGTAGACTTTTCCACTCTGCGTTTTGCTCTGCTATTTCTATAAGTCTTTGACACTGATGTTCTGACATAAAATCTATCAGTATCATGTCTTTTTCTATGACTTCATAGTTATGGGTAGGTGTATGAAACAAATTGTATTGTGGGTACATCTCTTTGTAGATACGTTCAAAGTTATCTTTTGCAGAGTCATCACCGTTACCATGATATATACAAGGGCAACAAGTAGTTTCTTGGTTATGTAACTGATTGCCTAGCATAGTTATATTAGGTTCGTGGCACTGAAAGATGTAAGCTTCTACATCAAGACCGACATCATATAAACCCTCTAGATATGCTTGTTGATAGAACAACTGGTCATCTTGGTGGTCTTGTATATCGTTATGGTTTAGTATCTTTTTTATTTCTCCTACCTCACCTATAAACGTACCAGAGTTAAGATATCTGTATCTGGTGTGTACGGAAGGAAACTGATTACCTAAACTAGGATCGGGCCAACATACTTCTTCTGCAGAAAAAAGTACCTTATGGCCCATATCCAAGTATCTTTCTCTAATCGTATCTAAGTTATCTGCGTAAAAAACGTCGTACGAATCTGTGAAGAGTAAAATATCCGTGTCCGGAAGATTATGTATATGTTGTTTTAGTATGTTTACTTTCTGACCACCGCCTGGTCCTGTCATGTCTGAGCCTCTCCACTCAACACCTGCACCCCAGTTGTCTATTTTTATACCGTGTCTATCTGCAGAATCATATAGCTTTTTCATTTTGCTATCGTCTGTACCAATTGTTACCGCATGTATTTTCATATGTCTCCTATCGTTGCGTATGTCAGAAGGTAGCACATCTCTAGTAGCTTGGTTGCAAGAGTCTTCTTGTAAAGCAAGTGCCATAAGACTAGCGTTTCTGATTTGTTCAGGTATGTACTCGTCTACTGGTATTATACCCTCTTCCATTATATTAGTATTTAACAGCTTTCGTGCACCTTTTGGTGAGATCACATACGCAGTTGTATTGTATGGGTACCAAGGTCTTTCTAGCCTGTCAGATACTTTTATAGTATTTTCTGGTTCGTTTTCATTGCGTTGTAAATACAAAAAGTCCCAATACCCTATGGTGTGGTCATAAAAAGGTTCGTCCCATCTATCTACATTTATAATTGCATCGTCTTCTATGACATAGATAGGCTCATCTAGTTGTACACATTTTTTCCACATCTCTCTATGAGATAAAAAACAAGCTATTTCTGTAGGTACAATACCTCTGTTCTGGAATGGGTCTACCCACCCTAGTCTAGTTTTATATTCAGATAAGTCTTGGCTCAAACCATCTACAGCTTCTACAAATGTGTAGTCTTCTAAGGTTGGGTTTTTATCTATAAAGTGTTGTTTACGTTCGGGTCTACTCTTTAGGTTTATTACAAATTTTTTCATTAGTTAAATTCCGTGGCTACTTCTATGTCGTAGTTCCAAGAGTTTATATTCATAGACACTCTTTCTCCACTTTGTATAGGTGTAACTTTGTGTTCTAGTCCAGGGCCAAACATGACAAGTCTATTTGACACTGGTGTTATACGCATGTTGTTTTTAAATATAAGCTCACCACCTACTAAGTCTTTTACATGCGGGTAAAAAACTATAGAGCATATAGGAAAGTGACTTTGCCCTGTTCTAAAAAAAGTTTGTTCGTCTCTATCTTGGTGCCAATCTGGCATACCATTTCTATGAAACCATATGTCATATCCTACTTGGTTATCAAAGTTAAAGTAGTTAGCTGCTGTATTCATAAGGCGTCTAGCAACTATAGCGTTGTCATGTTCTTCTTCTTTTTTAAAGTAAGTGTGTTTGTTTTGGTTATTTATAGTCTGTAAGGTTGCAGGGTAAAAGACTTTATCTACTACTATAATCATCTAAACTTCGGTCCTTCTATCCAGGCTACTAAAGATTTACGCACGCCACTGGTTACTGGCTGCACTGTATGTCGTATGGGTGATGGAAAACAAAACACAGTTCCTCGTGTCTTTAACTGTATTGGATCTGGTTGTTCGTATTGTCCGTCTATCAAAAACTCACCACCTACGTAATCAATAGGATTACTAAGCTGTATAATCAAACTTAGTTTTCTATCAAACGCTGTGCCGTTGCCCCAAAATGTATCAAAGTGCCAATCGTAGTAGCCGTCATCATCACCATGGTAGATAGTGTATTGGATATCTTCTAGATAGGATATATCAAAACCAAATGCAGCTTTGTTAGCACGAGAAGCAAAGTCATATACTAACTCATTGATCCATTTTATTTGCCCAGCCCAACGTACTTCAGAACGTCTAACTTCTGTGTTTACTGATTGTTCTGTATTACGACCATCTCCTACGTTAGCTTCCATAGGACGTAGTTGTTCGCACTCTAAGATTATTCTGTCACAAACTGTAGGGCTAACACCCCCGTGCCACATTTGCCAAATTGAATTCATAACACCTCCTGTGTTTAGTCTTTGTCAGCTAACTCCTTTATAGCTTCTATAAGCAGTGGTATAAGTTTATCATACCATACTGTTAAATACTGATCGTCTATTGGAGCTTCGGTTATAACTTCTGGCAAGACTTTCTTAACATCTTGCGCACTAAGACCTACCTGTCTTCTTTCATTATCATAACCTAACTCTTTAGCTAATTCATTCTCTTTATAGTAGTAACCTGTTAGTTGTAGTACTTTTTCAAGCGCGTTGTCTATAGGCCCTTCAAACTCTTTTAGTCTTTCATCTGAGTAGTAAGCAGTGATGTTGTTTGTAGCTCTGATTTCACCTGTAGTTCCAGACGCTCCTGTACCTACACCCATTGAGTTTAGTTGTGTATTTGAGCTTGAGCTTATGCCTGGGCCTGTAGGTCCAGTTGGTCCTGGAGGTCCTGATCCACCATTACTACCTGCTGCACCTTTTTGTCCTTTAGCTCCTGTTGGTCCTGTTCCACCAGATCCACCTTGCGCACCTTTTTGTCCTTTAGCACCTGTACCACCATTAGAACCATTAGAACCTGGCTCACCTTTTGCACCAGTTGGTCCGTTGCCACCTGTAGGTCCAGTTGCTCCAGTATTTCCTGTATTACCTTTAGCACCTGTAGGCCCTGTACCACCTGTAGGCCCTGTACCACCAGTTGGACCTGTACCACCTGTAGCACCTTTTTGGCCCTTAGGTCCAGTAGGTCCTGTGCCACCGCCTGGCCCAGTAGGCCCTGTTCCACCCGTTGCACCTTTTTGTCCTGTTGGGCCTGTACCACCTGTTGGCCCTGTACCACCAGTTGGACCTGTTCCACCTATTTCGCCTTTTTGACCCTTAGGTCCTGTAGGCCCAGTTCCTCCGCCCGGTCCTGTTGGTCCTGTTGATCCAGTAGCACCTTTAGCACCTGCTGGTCCTGTACCACCTGTAGGGCCAGTTCCACCGGTTGCCCCAGTAGCTCCTTTTTGACCCTTCTGACCTTTAGCTCCTTGTGATCCAGTAGAACCAGTTGGTCCTGTTCCACCGGTTGCCCCAGTAGCTCCTTTTGCTCCTGTAGGTCCTGTACCACCGGCTGCACCAGTAGCTCCTTTTTGTCCTTGTGGGCCTGCTGGTCCGCCTGCACCAGTTGCACCTTTAGCACCTGCTGATCCTGTTGGTCCTGTAGACCCGCCTGCACCCGTTGCACCTTTTTGTCCTGTTGGGCCTGTAGACCCGCCTGCACCCGTTGCACCTTTTTGTCCTGTTGGGCCTGTACCACCTGTTGGCCCTGTACCACCTATTTCGCCTTTTTGACCCTTCTGACCTTTAGCTCCTTGTGATCCAGTAGAACCAGTACTACCTGTTGGTCCAGTAGCACCTGTTGCACCTTTCGATCCAGCACTTCCGCCTGGACCTGTTGCACCTGTAGCACCTTTTTGTCCTGTAGGTCCAGTTCCGCCTGTAGCACCCGTTGCACCTTTCGATCCGCCTGGGCCGGTTGGACCAGTACCACCTGTAGGACCTGTTGCTCCTACCTCACCTTTTTGACCTTTAGCCCCGTTAGAACCATTACTACCTGCAGGTCCTGTAGCACCTGTAGCTCCCTTTTGTCCTGTTGGGCCTGTACCACCAGTTGCACCAGTGGCTCCTTTTGCTCCGTCACTACCGTTTGATCCAGCTGGCCCTGTAGAACCTGTAGGTCCGGTTGGGCCTGTACCACCTACTTCACCTTTTTGTCCTTTAGCACCTGTTGGGCCCGTACCACCAGTAGGGCCTGTGCCTCCTGTAGCACCTGTAGCTCCTTTTTGTCCTGTGGCACCTTTAGCACCATCACTACCATTTGACCCGGCTGGTCCAGTAGAACCTGTATTACCTGTTGGTCCAGTAGCTCCTACTTCACCTTTTTGACCCTTAGCCCCTGTTGGTCCAGTACCACCAGTAGCTCCTGTCGCACCTTTTGATCCGGCTGTACCTGTTGCACCTTTAGCTCCGTCACTACCATCATCGCCTGCCGGTCCGGTTGGCCCGGTTGGCCCGGTTGGCCCAGTAGCCCCCGTAGCACCTTTTGCTCCGGCTGCACCAGTAGGACCAGTTCCACCTGTTGGGCCCGTGCCACCAGTTGCTCCTGTAGCGCCTTTTGCTCCGGCTGCACCAGTAGCACCTTTTGCGCCATCACTACCATCACCACCTGCTGGTCCAGTTGGGCCCGTGCCACCAGTAGCTCCTGTAGCACCTTTTGCGCCAGTAGCACCTTTTGCGCCACCTGGCCCAGTAGGACCAGTTCCGCCTGTGGGACCAGTTCCGCCAGTTGCTCCAGTAGCTCCTTTATCTCCTTGTGGTCCTGTAGGGCCTGTGCCACCAGTTGCACCGGTTGCACCTTTAGCTCCTTGAGAACCTGTAGGTCCAGTAGGACCTTGTATTGATCCACCACTTACCCATGCTGAACCATCCCAAATATGTAAACTGTCGTCTGCTTGTACTATATAAGCATCACCTTTTGTGTTGCCTGAACTTGGTAGGGCACTTGTATTAGCTACTTGCCCTTCCATTGTAATACCAGTACCGGTACTACCTGTAGGTCCTTGTGAACCTGTTGCACCTTTAGAACCTTGTGGGCCAGTAGGACCTGTTACTCCTATCTCACCTTTTTGCCCTTTAGAACCTGTTGGGCCGGTTGGACCTGTACCACCAGTAGCTCCTGTCGCACCCTTTGCACCATCTGAACCATCACTGCCATCTGGGCCTGTTGGACCTGTTGGACCTGTACCACCAGTAGCTCCTACTTCACCTTTTTG